ACAAGCTCTTTTGTGTCAACCGATTCAGAATTGAAAAAGTTTCTAGCCCAATCCGGTACACGACCCAACCAAGGACCTGTTAAATTCTGTTGACCAGATTGCAAATTGTTTTGCACTTCTGAAAGTTGTTCTAGTTGTTTTTGGGTATCAGCAAATCCACCAGAGGCATTAAATTCCACAAATTCAGAAGCAAACTTTTTATCCACTTCGGTTTGCCCTGGCCCTTCCGCTTTCGGTCCTTGTTTTAATGGAATTAAGTCAGAATAGCTACCGGAAGCTTTGTATTTATCAAGTGACTCTGGCGTGTACAAACCAGGATCAATTTTGCCGAAGCTGGAATCACCGGCGGATTGTCTTTTTAATACAGAGTAATCTCCACTTTGTTTAAATTTTGAAATGCTTTCCGGCGTATAAAGACCTGGATCAATTTTACCTATTGTTTCGCTCATCAAATCTTTTTCGTTTCCTGGAAAATTTTTTAGCAAAACAGAACCTTGCAGCAAAAGTTCATCGGTTTGTTGATCAAACGGAAGGTTCCTTATTCTTATCGTGTCACTTGGATCGCGTCCAGCAGATTTAAGCGCCTCGATTCGTCGATCTAAAAATGCATTTCGCCGCTTAGGATCTTTAATTGAGTGGCCAATAATGGAATCTCTGGCGCCGTCTCTAATTTCCCTCTCTTCGTTGGCGCGGGCCTGCTGATCGTCATAACGCTGGTTTTCAATATTTTGTTGTTTACCGCCTTGCACCAAGCCGTAAATATTAGCCGCTAAATTACCGAATTGGGCTAACTCTGAGGCGCGATTATCGCGCGGCGGTGTTGCAATTAAACTTTGTAATGGGCTGACCATGAATCACCTATAAAAATAAACTCGCGATTGTGCTGATAATCCCTAAACCTTCGCCCGCGCCGTCTTCTTCCACTTTTTGAAATTGGCTATTCAGTGGCGGGGTTTGTTTTTGCGGCACCTGCACTTGTGATTGTTGGGGCGATTGAAAATTGTAGGATTTAATTTCATTCAATGAACGAGTCACTGAATCGGGATCAATGTAATCTGAAGCATCAAAAAGCATTTTTACACCTCATTAATTAATACCAATACCAATACCACCAGCATTTAAGAAACTACCCAACACATCAAATAAGCCGCGCTCTTGATTCGCGATGCGCGCATAAGGACCTGCCAAGGCGGTGCCCAGATTTTGTGCTAGCTGCGCTTGCTCGGAACTAGCACCCAGGAGCGTATTGGCATAAGAATTACCAAGTTGTTGACGGGATTGCGCGATTTGAGAACCGGCGCCGGTGGCGAGATTAGCGAGTGCGGAACCTTGCGACGTGCTTAAGCCTGCAAGTGCATTAGCAAGGGCTGTGTCGAGACCGGCGGTTTGAGAAGCGGTTTGCTGATTTATATTGGCGAGATTGCCGTAAGCATTGGTATTGAGACCGGCGCGCTGTTGGGCCGAACTGAGAGAACCGGATCCAAGCAATTGAGCAATATTTTGATATAGCCCGGATTGTTGCTCACCGATACCAGCGCGCAAGTTCGCCAGGTTTTGGCCTGTGGCTTGATTAATGCCCGCAATGTTTTGTCCTTGCTGTCCGTAGATATTCGCCGCTTGTTGTCCGGTGCCTTGCGCCAATCCGGCGCGCTGTTGGGAAAATTGTCCGCCGTAATTAGCAAGCTGTTGCCCGGTACCAATGCGGGATTGACCCAAGGATTGACCCAGACGCTCGTTAATGCCGGCGGATTGTTGGCCAAAATTACTGGCGAGACCTGCGCGTTGTTGAGCGAATTGATTGCCGTAGTTAGCCAAGTTTTCGCTTGCACCAATTCTGGATTGGCCGAGCTGACCACCTAATAGTTGTTGGATAGCTGAGGCTTGCTGACCGGTTCCGCTACTAAGACCCGCCCGCTGTTGTGCGAGCTGATTACCGTATCCAGCTAACTGGCTGGACGTGCCCGTGCGCGACTGACCAAGCTGGCTGGCAAGATTTTGTCTTACAGCAGCCGTTTGTTGACCAGTGCCTTGTTGCAACGCCGCGCGTTGTTGACCGGTTAATGTGCCGAGTGCGGATAGGGATTGGCCTTGTTGCGCTTGATAACCAGCGCCTTGTTGTTGCGCCGCAAAGCCACGATTAGCGACCTCTCCGAGGCGATTGTATTCGTTACCAAAATCGGTTTGTGCCTGTTTAAATGCACGGTCTTGCAAAGCGCGGTAGGCATTACCTCCGAGGTCACCAAGGGCTGCTGCATTGCGGACAATTGCTTGCTCTTGCTCGTCTTGTAAAAATTGCTGACCGGGGGATTGGGTAAAATTTTGGAAAGATTGACGCTGTGCTTCTGGGCCTAACGCGCCGGAGTAGGCGGCTTGTAAATTCTGCGCACCAAAACCTTGATTAGTTGTAGGTTGTAATTGTTGTTGTGCACCACCAAAACCGCGCGATAAGTCAAAGCGTCCACGCTGCCCGGCTTGTGCAATAGTTCGATCTGCCTGCGTGCTACCGCCCAGCAAATCAGTAATCGCACCACTAGCGCCGGACTGATAAGCGCCTTCGGTGCTGTTAAGGCCGGATACTAAATCATTGCGTAAGCCTTGCTCACCCTGGTTAAGATACCGAATACCTTGATCACTGCCGCCAAACAATGATTGCAATGCATTCGACGCGCCCGATTGAAAACCTGATTCACCGCTGGCAAGACCGCCGTAAATGTCGTTTCTTAAACGACCTTCGCCTTGATTGATAGCGCTGTTTGCTTGACCTGTACCGCCGAGCAAAGACTGTAGCGCATTCGCTGAACCCGTATTAAACCCAGCCTCTCCACCGGCCTGACTACCAAATAAATCGCCGCGAAGATTGGATTCTCCCTGGTTTAAAAATCCGTAGCCTTGGCCTGCACCGCCATAAAGTGATTGGATCCCACGATTAGTACTTTGATTAATGCCACTTAATGCCGCATTGCGCGATTGATTCAGATCGCCAGCGCCACCATAAAGCGCTTGATTTAATGCATTGCTGGCCTGCGCTTGTCCGCCGTACAAATCGCCACGGAATTGTGACTGGCCTCGATTTATATCATTTAGTGATCGGTTTAGGCCGGTGTTAATATTACCTTGTGCAGACTGACCACCAGCAAGCAAACGTTGTAATGCCGAATAACCACCAGACTGTAAATAATCGTTCGCACCGCTAACACCTTGCTGTATGGCTTGACCGGCAATCTGATTGCTGCCCAAAATATCACCGTAGGACGCATTAAATTGTTGCTCAAGAAATGGTAAAGCCCGATCAATATTCGCTTGCGTTTGCATCTGCGCTTGGCGCACCGCATCGGCTTGTATTTGTGCTGCTGTTTGCGCAGCATCATTTTGTTGACGTTCAGTGTCAGCGCCAGTTATTTCATCGCGTACATTACGTACAAAGCCCATTATTTAATTCCTCGAATTCGTGGCGACTAATACCCAATAAAAACTGACCAACTAATTTGCTGTTATTTAAATAGGAATCAGGGATATAACCGTGTTCGGAAAGACCGCACTTTTTTGCAAACCCAATCACGCTGGGAAAAACTTCTGGAATTAAGGCGACGACCTTAAGCGCGCTTAATTGGTGAAAGCCATAAATTAAAGCAGCGTTGGCCGCTTCAACGGCATGACATCTGTAATCGGGGTGAACATGTGCGTGTATTTGCCATACATCGGCACAAAACGGATGCAAATAAAACATGGACTCAGGTGCTGTCACGATAAAGTGATCTTCCGATCCAATGGTTGGTGTAAATTGATCGAATGGAACACCATTGCAAATGGCTTGATAAATCTCCGGGTGTTCTACATAACGTTTAACATCGGCTGGATCATTTAGCCGCTTCACGTATATAAAATTTCCGTCAATACGCCATCAGTCAGCACAAATTCAATATCACTTCCTGACGTGTCGCTGATAGAGGTTAAGATTCCGTCATCATCGTAATTGAATGTCTTAAGCGATAAGTCAGCGTAATTGACACTGACTAACAAACCATCTTGATAATTAATTGTGGCATCACCGCGAGAACTATCAACAATTTGACCCAATGCCAGCAATAGGGGTATTGAAAGCGTTTCGCTAACTTGCTCCATCCATTCGTTGAAGCGATTCGTTGGCTTATCTTCTTTATCAATAACAGGATAGTTTCGGCCTGGGGATAAAATCACTTGAATTTACCCATTAATGCAACAAATTTTGGCGGCACGGTTGAGGACGTTCTAAAGCGAAAATAACGAGTAAAATCAAAACGCCCCAACCGATACCAAATAGTCCTTAGGCCATATTGGCCTTTATCACCTAACGGCAGTGACATCGGGGTACTAAAATTATGGCCGTCGTCGCTGTAAGACAAAGAGACGTAGCCGGCACTACCAGATCCATCAATAACCGATTCGATTTGAGAACAGCGGACAGCTCTACCAAGATTACTAAACGGCGCGGCGGTTAATTCTCGGATGATGGGATTACCGTATTCTTCGCCTTGCTGGTCATCAAGAATACCTATTCGACCATCAACCGCATCGCCTACATAAATCTTGTTATAGGCTTGAACAATAGAATTGACTCTCCAAGCTCTATCCTGTTCACCAATACGAGACTGTCTTTCAAACCAAATCTTGCGACCGGCCAAACGTGAGGCTTTATAGCAATAACCAAAGGTCTTTTCTCCAAACGTCATCAATATAAAGTCTTCCCCGTTTTTGGAATAACGAAGGAAAAATATGTTATCGACAACAAAGTCCGTTTGATTTTGAATTGTGTTGTCTACTGGCTCCGTTGATATGGGCTCCGGTGTGCCCCCAGATGAAATATAAACGACCGGTTCCAATGCAGAGCCAGAAGAAAGAAAAATAAATGATCGTTTGATTTTAACCAGTGCATGCTTAGAGCGAAGACCAAACGGCAATATACCTCCCTTAACCGGCTGCATCACAAAACCGCTACCTCCAATATTGCGGTAAGGTATTAGTTTCTCCGTGCCAGCCGCCCACATCTCTCCGTTAAATTCAAACAGTCTAACGATTTTAGTGGGTTCAGCCGCCGCTATACCAAATTGTGTAGCGTCCGTGGTGGTCGCGTCGTTAACAGAGGTTTGTATTATTTTTTTTGTATCCGTTTTGCTTAAGAAAAAAGTACTATCGACATGAACAACGCTATCGAATGGGCCGTCAAAACTGGAATCTGTTATCTGGCTTATTGTGTCGGTTGAATCATTAAACACATAGTAATAAAGGCCGGGGACAACAATCGCGAGCTGATTCAAACCAGCGGCCATGATTACCCGCTCAGTGCCGAGTATTTCGCCCAAATCCTCACGAGTGAAAAATTCTACACCGGCGGTAACAGTCCGGTTTAAACGGTAGAGCCTTTGTCCGCAAATAAAGTACGGAACATCGTTAAGCCGCTCACCGCCCCGATTAATTTCCAATTCAAGGCCAGCATCATGCATCGAAATTCCTTCACACGGTAAAGCAATTTCCTGTGATAAAGCCTTTTGCTCCGGTACGTCAATAAACCAATTGATACAGTTTTGGTTTGAATTTCTAAGGCTGGCGGATTGATAAAAACCACCCGTAAAGTTAAGCGGCTCCATTTATGCGGACTTTTTAGACTCTTCCGTTTTTTTTCCATCATCGCTGACTTGCTTTTTCCAGCCCAACGCTTTAGCGTGTGCTTCCGTTCGTGGATCTTCATTCAAGTTAATTTTGTTGCCGTTCGGCTTAAACCAAACATTTTTTCTAACTTTGCTCATAATAATCTCCAAAAAAAGCGGGCTATTGCCCGCAATAGTTGATAAATGAACATTTAATTAAGAGATACCGAAACCTTGACCGGCAAAGAACGGATTCAATACCGAATAGGCGGGACGGAAGTCGATACGAATGCGCTGTAAGTTTTCAAGGAAACCAACACCCATTGAAACACGCATTTGCAAACCGTCTTTCGTGGTCATAATTGTGTCAGTGCTGTGCAGTTTCTTCATTGGCACTGAACCAATTGCAAAGGCGTTTTTATGCCAGAACAAATTAGGTTGATAAAGGGTGGCATCAGAACCTAAAAGGGTTACTACATCACCGTCAGTCAGTGCGCTGTCAACCGTGTTGTACTGACCATTAGTTTCAAAGATGGCAGGACCTGACAACAATAAAGTGCCCGCGCCACTGGTCATCGCCGCATCAGCGGTTAATACGCCCGTGTAAATAATTTGAGCGCCAGCGCCGTCAATAACAGGCTGTCGAGTGGACAAATTTAATTGATTGCGACCCGCGATAGAAACAACCGTACCCGCCGGAATAGTCCCGGTAAACGTACCGAAACCATCAACCGGAACCGATTGAATCATCGTGTCTTTATGTCCGACGTAGGTAACAACAGGCGTTCCATTAATTGCACCCGCACGGTCTGAGGTTGTCGGTTGCAAATGCGTTTGCAACGTGGTCCCAGTCATTACACGAAGACCGCCAACATTATCGGCAATCGTCGCCTTCCTGTAAGCCTCACTAACCAATTGATCAGCCGCACCCAAAGAGCGCTGAACATTCGCTAAATTGTTTTGGGTGTAAGGATTGATGCAAGAATACCAGGGTGCGTCTTTTGGCACGCCACGCGCTTCCATTGTCGCTCCCCAGTTCGCAATATCGGACCATGCGTCAGCGGGTTCGCCATAATCGCCCGCGAGCAAGCCGGAATTGCGCATCATAAAACCGGCAAAATCAACCTCCAAGTCAGTACAAATTCGCCGAGCGGCAGGAACATCAACCAGTTCTTTTTTCTGATCCAACTTAATGGCTTCATCGGCTTCAGTGTAAGACATCGATACGGTAATGTAATCTTGCACGGTACCGGTTGCCTTGCCTGTTATGATGTCGTTTTCGGTCTCGCCGGAAATATCACCCGATGCCGTTCGGTAAGATCGATAATCGGTGGGACGTTTAAAGTCGTAGTTTTCACCCGTTGTTGGATCAAATTTACCTTCCAATAATTGGGTGTTAACATTTTTTGAAAGCGTGCGCATACTCTCGAAACCTTTCAAGATCACACGCGAGAGCTGTCGCGTAAAGTTGCTAGTAAAATCATTAGCCATGTTGTTAATACCTATTCAAAAGTAGCACCCTTAAGCCAAGGGTCTTCACCCTTATTGCTTGTAGAGTTTTTGACAGGATCGTCAGGCGGAGGGGCGCTAGAATTAATATTTTTAGGTTTGCTAAGTCGCTGACTTAATAAACCCAGTTGGGATCCAGCCTGATAGGGATTCAGGCGCAATATATCTCTTAGCTCGTCTGGCTTTCTTGAAAAGTGGTCCAGCAACTTCGCCCCATTTTCTTGATTGAGAATAGATAAGAATAATTGCTGTGATGCGTTTTGCTCTTGCTCGCTAAGCACCATCGTTTTAACCTGGTTAGCCACGGTTACCAATGATTGCTCTGCAAGCTCCTTCTTAATACCTTGTTTAGCCGCGTTATCTACATAATTTTGGCCAAGCAAACTTAAATCATGCATTAATTGACTATTATATTCTTGCTCCAATGTTTTCGCTTCTTGCTGCCATTGGTTGCTAGTGTTTTGATTCTTATAATAATTATCAAGTTGCTGTGCATATTTTTGAGGATCTTCATAAGCTAAGTCCTCACTGGGTTTTTGAATTTCCGCAGGCTTTTTCGATTCATGCATTTGTTTCTTTAGTTGTAAATTTTCTTCGTTAAGCTTGCGAATCTTTTCGTTTTGTTCAAAACGTTGGCGTGTCTCCGCGCTTATTCGTTTCTTTACTTTTTCTGTAGGTAAGGTTTCTTGCTTAAAATCAAGGTAAAGGCTTTCTTCTTCGCCCTTATCATCCTCGACCTTCTCTTTTTTGCTATCATCTTCTTGGTTTTCAGAATCTTGATTTTCTTCAAGTTCTTGAACCTCATCGTTGTTTACTTCTTCTTGTTCCTCAAGTTCTAATTCGTCTTGCTGGATAGCTTCTTGTGTCATGTCTTCACCTTTGGTGTGCTCTTAAACAAAAAAACCCGCTACTTTATGGGCTCACTAACTTCTTTAACCATTAAATCTGTCTTTGGTACTCGCTAATCAAACGCAATTGGTTTTCAAACCCTTGCGCTAACTCAGGCGACATAATCACATCGGCGCCCATGGCATTCTTAAACGCCATCAAACTATCAATAAATTTACCTAAATTATTAACTGCTTGGCTTTCCATATCCATTTGCATTTGAGCTTGTTTTAGTTGCAGTTCCAAGCCGGTCTTAGCTTCATCTGTCATTTGTTTTTGTGTCTGCAATTGGTACTTAGCTTGCTCGACCTGCAGCTTAATTTGTTCCCGCGATTCCATCGCCTGTGCCTTCCTCATTTCCGCTTGGGCAATAATCGTGGCGGGATCCGGCGGAGCGTTAGCGGCTTCGGCTTGGGCCTGTGCCACTCGCTCTTTTTCTTCATCCGTCATTTGCGATTCAGGAATCCAGCCCTCATTCATTAAGCGGATACGTTCTCGATCACCGACCGAACGCATACCGGGTGCATCGATGTTATAAGCTAAAATGTCAGCATTGCGTGCCGCCAAACCTTCAACATGATCAGACATTTCCAATATTTTAGTATTCGATTCAGTTTGCCGATCTTTAAATGATTGGCTTACTTTTATGGATATATCGTAAGCGCCAACGGTTAAATCATTTTGCAATTCTTCCGCCGCGTCCAAGTTGTTAATTAATTCCTCATTGCTTTGTCCATCCTCGCCTATGGTTCTAACCATGCGTCGAGTGTCATAGACTTTTGGGATAGCGCCTAACATCACCTTGCAAGTGTATTCCAATGCGACTTTATGGGCTCGATAAAATTCAAACGTACCCATCTGGCCCATGGTGGTACGCTGATCAAACCGAAAATTACTGTCTTTCGTGGTGTTTTGGAGAACGGTTAATTCGTTTGGCAATCCGGTGGTTAATTCAATATTACGGACCATATCACCAGACAATTCGCTTAAGCCTGGGCTTAGATCGATACCGCCGACAGCTATTGGATTCGGCAGTGGGTTACCGTCTTTATCGATACCCCTATAAAGTTGGACAGGATTCGGATTAGTATGTAGTTCGGATATTTCATCGGCACGGCCCTGGGCTGATCTTTCATCCATGAATATCTTCTTGCGTGCTGAAAGTACAACCTCTTCGACTTTGCGCGATTCTGTGTAGTTAAACACTCGGCAAGGGTCCATGATTGGCTGGACCAAGCCCTCGAATGTGACTTTATTTTCAACCAAATCGAAGTTCGCGTATTCAGGAATGACAGGTAAATTATTGAATACGGTTAGTTTTTCTTCGCCGAGCCAATCGCTACCATCTAATTTACGGCTGTAAATTTCGTGGGTATCACATTCTTTCGAGCCTAGAACAATCGGATTATAATCGGGGTCAATACCCAACTTATCTAACGTCTTTTTGTCAACAACGCTTTGATTTTCATCATCCAATAAATAAATCATTTTTTTAATCGGTTTTTTATACAATATTTCACCAATTAAAAAGAAATCGCCTTTTTTATAACTATACGTATGTTCTTCTAGGGATAATGGCAAGGAAATAAAAGTTTCATCCCTTTCTGGCCATTGCTCCTCACATTCTTTTTTAGATACGGCACTCAGAATAAAAACGTGATTAGAATCTTCGCGGGTTTGCAATTCGCTGTGACGATCAAACCAAACTCGCTCGTGAGCACTTTGCAATGGCACTATTTTTAAATCTTGATAAAAGTTCTCACCAATGTAGGTAGAAATTACTCTCCAAGCTGAGAAACCAGCGGCAATCATGCGCTTACCGGATCGAGTCGAAATATCATCAAACGATGACACTTTGTAAATATTGCGAATCAATCCGTCTATAATATTGGATACTTTTTCGGTCGCCCCTGCGCCACACGGTTGGGTTTCTGCGGCGTATTCATTTGCCGCCATCTCGGCCCATGCTTTGCTGACCTGAGGTTTTGTTTGATCGAATGTATAGCGCGGCCTGTCGTTAAACTGATTCCATATCCTGTCTTCCCACTGACCTTGTGGATGGTGCATAAAGGAAATCACTTCGGAAATCGACTCACGCAAATCAAGCTCTGCCTGTTGATCATCCTCTAAACAGCGATAAACTTCGTCGTGATCGGAATAATCCATTAACTACCCCAACCCACACGTTTCAACACAATCGGTTCATCTTCATCAATGCGGCCAGCGTCCATCCCCATCATGGCAGGATCAGCCAAGTTAGGGCTTGGAATTTTGTTTTTCCTCATCTGCTCTTTGTTCATAATCTGCATTAAACCTTGTCCATTCGGAACTAAAGGAATACGGCATAACTCCGCTTTTAATTGCGTTAAATGTGTAATCTTGGATGACAGTGATAACAAGGTGTCTGGGTCATGGTATTCACCATGCACAACAGCGCGGTACGTTCTATAGATTCGGTCGCGCAATTCAATGTACTTTTGCGCACGAAGATTCTTAAAACTTTGCTTATTCGTTTTTTCTTTGTTGTTGGCCTGTTTGGTGACAGGCAGGTAAATTATATTGGGCTGCCGAACTTGACCGCCGCCGTGAAATTCCGTCATGGCAATCTTTTTACCTTTCAGCGCTTCGCTAATTTGTCTGCGCAGTGTTAGACCAAGGCCGTCGGCGTCCCAAATAAATTCATCAGCCTTGGCGTCAATCGCGTAATCGGTTGCCAATTCACATGAGTCATTCACATCAAGCGTTTTGTTTTCAATTGCTTCCAATATCACGCTGCCGTGAAGATGGACCAAACCCCTTGCATCACCAGAGTCGGCGGGATCAAATATAACCGCTTCAACGCCTCGAGGTTCAAAACCTAGAAATTTGTGTGCATCAATGCAGGCATCTACCCAATCCTCTTGAATTATTGCGTTCTGAACCTCTTCCAAGTATCCACCATGCCATTTATGTTTGTATTGGTGAGGTGTTAACATTTTTTCATCATCGGCCCGTTCTTCTTCGAGACCGGATGCTAAAAACCAAGCCTTTGGCATATCGGGATAATTGGCCTGGACGATCATTACTGTATCGTCTTCATAATAGCCGTATCGTTCTAAATCAGGTTCGGCGCGTTCAAGGTATCGCGTGGCTATTGGATCCTGCCTGGAACCACGGTTCATCGTGATCCAAATTTCAGGCTTTTTAATTTGGTCGAGACTTAAACCGTGGGCGCGTGCGGCGTCGTAATCCTTGGCGGTTAATCGAACCGAGCCGGTCAAAACGCGTAAGGTATCGTCTGATAGCCCTTCGCCTTCTTCAATCCAAAGCCCGTCAATCCCTGACATAATGCCCTTAATAGACAAAATGTTTCGGGCAAGGCCTTTGTAAAAAGTCCTGCCACCGCTGCTCGGGTGAATAATTTCAGTTGATTTAATTTGAAATCCATCAAGGTCAATGCGTTGTATTTCGTCGGCTAATAATCGGTGTACTGATTCATCAATCGTGTTTTGGTATTCACGGCCACAGCACCAAAGCTGGCCCATGCTCACACTGGTTGAGACATAATCAGCAACAAAAGTCGATTTAGTTGACCCTCTACCGCCAACCAATATTTTAATCCGTTTTTCTTTTTCAATTAATGGTCGGAATTTGCTAAGGCATTTAATCCGCATTGTCGGCGTCTTCGCCGTCGTTATGATCGGGGCCTACACCTTCCCAGATATGCTGACACTTAACCGGCGCGCCTTTTGGCCCTGATATTTGGCTTTCTCTGACATCGGATAGACGCAGATCCCTTACTATTAAATTCGCATTGTAAACACCTATCGCTGCACGCTCAAATTTCTGAGTGAAGATAACATTTTCAATAAGTTCGCCAACGTCGTGATATTCTTCGTAACCTTTCTGGCTAATGTAACGGTCAAGCGTTTCTCTGCCAATACATAGATAAGAACAAAGCCCAATTTTAGTATAAGGTCGTTCATGCGGTATTAAAGCAACCTCATGCTTAGAGGATCTGGGTAGCTCTGATTTATAAATGGGATTAGAATCGCACCATTCAAAATAGTCGCAAGCCATTTGCCACAACAAATCAGGGGAGCTGATTCTCTTACCGCTTCCCGGCTTTTTCTTTCGGTGCCAAAAATTATTACCGGGTTTGAATTTCCCTTCTATTGTTCGGTTTTCGTCTTCTTTCATTGTGACCACTCTTCAAAGGTTTT